GGTACAATAAAGATATCTCTCTCTGCTTTGATACAATAATAATCTAATGCTGTTTCAAGAAATTGTATTATATCTTTGTCAGTAGGTAAAAGATTTCTCTTTTTCATATCGTCAACCAACAACTCTATTTCACTTGTATTGTTATTTTTTTTATTCATATATGTATATATGAGAATATTTGAAAAAATTTCAACAATTAAATTGCTTTTTTTTACATTTTTTTATATAAATATTTAGGAAAGGTGGTTTTTATGCCAGAAAATAATAGAAAAAAGGAAAAAGCTGAATTAATTGAACAGCTAGGGTATGATCCAGATCGTGATCCAATGCAGGATTATTGGGATAGTGAAAGCGACAAAATTGCTATCGCACAAGAAGAATTAGAACACGAAACATCATAAAAAAAAGGGGGTTTCCCCCCTTTTATCCCAAACAACAAGGAAATTTATTAATAATGACTATAATAAATTAGCTTATTTATATAGATTTTCATCAAATAATCAATGTTTTAGTGGCTTAATTGGGTTTTCATCAGTAGGCATTTTAGGTAATTTTGTGAGCATTAAATCTCTTAATTTACCTTTCCACATTTCCCTATAAACCTCATCTTTTTCGTCTATTTTATCAATAATATCGACTAAATTACTGACTCTTTTCCAATATATTATTTCGTTTCTAGTAGTCATTTTCAAACTCACTTTCATAAAGACTATTTAATAAAACTTGTTGTGGTTTATAATTAGACCATTCTATGCAGTTTAGTGGTTCTTCCCCAACATCTGTAGCAACTACAACTTTAGTGTCCTTGTCTAAAGTTTTAAGAACCTTTATAAGTTCTTCTACGTTCATTCCCTCATAACCTTTTTTAGCTCTTTTAATTTCACTCATCTGGCTCAAACTCCTCTAAAATATCTAAATCAATATCATCAACTAAATATTCTAACGGTTTAAATCTTACACCCTCTTTTATTCTGTATATTTTTGTGTTGCCTTTATTATCTAGAATATCGTTGCCTTCTTCATCAACTTGATAAAATGTAATATCATAAATTAAAGCTGTATTACTCATCTGGCTCAAACTCCTCTCCATATTCAGCAACTTTTTGCCTATATTCTTTTGTATTTTTTTTAAATATAATTGGGTCATATTCGTTTTTTCTGTCCTCAACACACTCATCACAAACATAACCACAAGAAATCCCCATATTATCGTATAGGATAAAAGGTATATTATCTTCTCTACAATTAGGGCATTTATCAAGTATTCTATCGAACATCTAATTTTCCTTTCGTAAAAAAATATTTTGCATTTTTATTAACGCTTTCTTTTATGGTTTTGTATTTATTAACCATATCTTCATTACAATACCAACACAAAGATATTTTGTACAAACTTTCCATTGGGTTTTCTAATTGTTTTTTTATGTAATTTATTAAAGTTTTTTCACTCTTTAAACTTTTTTCTGTGACAGGACAATTAAACCACTCTTGATCAAAATCATCATCAAAAGACGCTATCACATCTAATTTTATATTTTTTATAAACATATTTATATCCTCTAAAAAAAATTGGGGGAATTAATTTCCCCCCAAATAATTATTTACTAGCAATAGCCAGATTTTCGTTTCTGTTCCAACCAATGCCAACATGAGATTGAAAAACACCATGCAATTTTTTATTCATTTCATCTGGTGTTCCAGACTCAATAACAATATCCTCACAAGCTGTTAAAACCCTTTGCAAATGATTAATTCTTTCAAATTCTGGCATAGTTTTTGCTCTATTATCAGCATAAGTTTCAGCCATATCATCTAAACAATCAAAAATTTCCTCTTTGTTTACTTTAGATCGTGAAAAAAAATCTCTTTCAGTTTTACCCTCAAAAAACTTTCTTATTTGTTTATCAAGTTTGAGTTTTTTACTATCCATTTCCTCAATTTCTTTTTCATGTCGTCTTTTCATTTTATAGTAATCATCATTTTGCTTTTCAATTAGCTTAATTTTCTTATCTATACCCATTTTTTTAGACAAAGTTTTTTTTGTTTCCTCAACCAGTTTTTGTCTTTTATCTTGTAAAGACAATTTAACTATTTCAATTTGAGGTTTAAGCATATCCTTAATTTTTCTGTTGTAATGCTCAATTTGTTGTTTAGTAATCATGTTTATATCCTTTTGTTTAAAGTTAAAAAAAAGGGCGTAATTACTACGCCCCTCATCATTGTTTTATAATTCAATTTTTTCCCCTTTATCGTTGAACATTTCATCTTTTTGCGTGTAAATGATATAATGTCCATTGTCTGAATTATCCCCATCATTTTTATCTGTTCCCAAATAAATACTATGCGATAATAATTCATCAGAATAAATAGGTTTATCAAAAATGTCCTTTCCTTTTTCATCTTTTTCAAAACCTGTACACTCTCTCAACTCTTTCATATTTTTTAAATAAGAAATAAATTGAACAAGCATATTTCTTGACTCAAGGCGTGTTATTGGGTCGTAATCATTTTTTTTAAGTTTGCTTTTTAACTCTCTAAACCAAGCTAAAGCAAATTTAGGAAAATAAGTACCGCCCCAATGATGAAACAAAACAGGAGATTTGTCGCCATCATTATCTATAAATTGTATGCTTACTCTATCACCCATTTAAACCACCATTGTAAAAATGTAGAAGAAAGCAAAAGAGATAATGCAAGTAAAATAACCAGTAAAAAATACTGTCATCATTTGTCTAAAGTTCATTTTTTTAATCCTTTCCCTTTCCCTCTTTTTATTGCTGACCTAAGTTTATTCTTAAATCTTTTATTTTTTTCTTCTAGTGATGATTTACCATCTAGAAGATCATTGATAAAATGCAATTCATCTAAATTCATTTTATTAATTTTATCTGTGTTAATTGCATTAACAAACATTTTATTTATTTTATTCATAATTAAACCCTTTCTAATTATTATTAATATTCTTTTATAATATGTTTGTAATTATTTCAAATATAATTTATAAATAATTATTAATAAAAAGAAAGGTTGGAAATTATGCAACTAATGACTAAAGAAATAGAGAAAAAAGCGTTAAAATATCCTCTTGGCTCACAAGATGGAAAAGGATTAGACGCTGAAATTATTGTTAAATACTTTGATCCAATGGGTAATTGGCGTTGGTATGCTACTGAATACGATCCAAAACAAAAACTTTTTTTTGGATATGTTTCTGGCTTTGAAAATGAAGCAGGTTATTTTTCTCTGCAAGAATTAGAAAGCGTTAAAAAACCTTTACCAATAGAAAGAGATCTATATTTTAATAATAAAAAGGTTAGAAATATACCAATTGATCATTTACCTAGTTTTCTAGAAAAAGAACTATTAGAAGAACCAGATGAAGACGATATGGAATTTCAATTTAAATCGCCTGATCTTTTTCGTATGTAATTAAACAAAAAAAAAGGGGCATTTTGCCCCTTTTCCCTGTATTTTTTCCTTATATTATGCTATAATTCGATAATAAATTAATTGTTTTTACTTGGTAATAATCCTAGTTTATCCATGTCTAAAACATTTTGATTTTCGATTTTTTCGCATAGATCCATAATCATTTTGAAGGTTTTATCATTTACGCCATTTCTCTTGTTAGCTGGGTTAATTAAAACTAAACAAGCGATATGAAAAAAACCTTTTAAGGTTGTGCCTACTCTCACAGTATCAACTCTTTTAGTAGGTAAGTCATTAAATAAATCTAATTGTTTTGGTGTATTCATTTTATAACCTTTCTTATTATTCATAATAAACGAATTAAACTAGATTTGAAATTATTACAATAGATTTAATATAAATAATTATAGTAAATAAACAGTAAAAAGAGAGTAAAAACCTAAAACATGAATTTCCCAGAAAACAGCCAAAAACAGCAAAAAAAAAGCTTTGAAAAAAATATTAGTTTTTCCCTGTTTTTAGCCATTAATTAAACATATTATATATAGAGAGATAAAACAAATTATGAGTAGAAAAGTAAACATAAAACCAGAACAAGCATTAAACAAATATTTAGAACTTGGACAAGGTAGATCGCTTAATAAATTAAATAAAATATTAGGCAGTAATTCCCCCGCATATGATACGTTAAAAAGGTGGTGTAGTAAGTATAATTGGGTTGAATTAGCCAAAGAAACCGATTTTAAGGCACGTCAGACCATGAAAGAGAAACATAGTATTGAATTATCAGAAAAAACTTTTAATGAGATCAGCGAACTACAAGACATCAATAAGAAACTATTAATTAAAATAAATCAAACATTGAACATAACGCACATTGATAAACCAGAACATATAAAAGCGTTAGGTGATCTAGCGTTATCTGTTAGTAAACAGGTTCAAGTGTTAACTGGTGGCGTATCAGAAAGAACGGAACTTAATAACATAGAAAATTTAAACAAGAATGAACTAAAGGATTATATTTCTAAGCTAATGTATGATCTAGGGCTAGACGCAGAGCTAGAAAGCAAAGAGCAAGGCAAGAAACCACACTAAACCAAAGACCAAAGCCCAAGCTGGATAGGAAAAGGCAGGGCAAAGCATACAATAAGACCCCCACCCCCCCATCTGACATAATCGATATAACATCCATATAGCCAGTAAATTATATTTTAACACCATATAGCAGATACCCCCCTTATAAAAATAAAGGATTCCTTGTGTTTTTTTTTAAAATATGTTATAATTCAATACTGAATTAATACGTCAAAAAAAATTAATGGAATTATGGGAAATGTGGTTGTTATTAATGGTCACAGTTAATACAGCACAGAACCTTGTAGTATTTTTTGTAGGTAGAAAATTCAAAAAAACAAAGTAATACCTACATATGCAAACAGCAGAACAACTCAATAAAATTTCTGCATTACAAAAAGCCATCAATAGGCTATCTGTTTTAGAAAAACACGATAAAGTACAAAATTCACTTTTGGAATACGCAAAATTCCAAATGCCCGAATACCAAACACCTGCCCACATTAAATTACTAGCTCATAAACTTGAAGAAGTAGAGCGAGGTAATATAAAACGATTAGCAATATTCATGCCACCTAGACATGGTAAGAGTCAGCTAACGTCACAATTTTTTCCTGCATGGTATTTAGGTCGCAACCCTAGTAAATTTGTCATTGCAACAACCTATGCTCAAGACTTAGCGGATGATTTCGGTAGGTCAGTACGCAATCAAATACAGGATGAAGATTATAATCGTATATTTACCGATTGTACCTTGTCAAAAGATAGTAGTTCTGTTAGAAGATTCCATACCACCGGTAGTGGTGTGTATTATGCAGTAGGTGCTGGCGGGGCAATTACCGGTAGGGGTGCACACTTACTCCTAATAGACGACCCAATTAAAGGTAGGGAAGATGCAGATAGTGACGCAATGCGTTCTAACTTAATCGATTGGTATAGATCAACTGCATATTCACGATTAATGCCCGGTGGTAGTATTATTCTTATACAAACCAGATGGCACGAAGACGATTTAGCAGGTTGGATATTACGAGAAACAAGTCACGAACCATGGGAAGTAATAGAACTACCTGCGGTACTAGACGAAAAAGCCTCAAAAATTTTGAAACGACCAAAGGGTCAAGCCCTTTGGCCTGAAGCCTACGATCAACAACGATTACAAGAGATTAAAAAAACAGCAGGATCGAGAGAGTGGAACTCTCTCTATATGCAAAGACCAAGTGCCGAAGAAGGAAACATCCTAAAAAGGTACTGGTGGAAAGAATGGACAGAAGATAACCCCCCCGAATGCAATTATATCTTGCAATCATGGGATACTGCGTATACTGTTAAGAGCACAAGTGACTACAGTGCAGTAACTACATGGGGTATATTTGAACATAATGGCATACAGAATGCTATTTTACTATCAGCTAGACGTGAGAGGTGGGAATTTCCCGAACTCAAGTCAGAAGCTATTAAATTATACAATGAATTTAGGCCAGACGTGGTGTTAATTGAAGCAAAAGCATCTGGTTGGTCGCTAATACAGGAATTACAAAGAGCAGGTATACCTATTACGCCTTTTAATCCTAAAAAAGCAGATAAAAAAACAAGAGCACACTCTGTAACGCCACTATTTGAGTCTGGAAGGGTATGGTATCCTTCATCAAAGTATTGGGCAGAGGATGTTATTAACCAATGTGCACAATTTCCATCATCAAACTACGATGATTTGGTAGATTCTACAACACAAGCGTTAATGCGATTAAGACAAGGACTATTTGTAGAACATCCGCAGGACATTCCACTAGAACCTTCTGCACCTACAGGAAGTTATTGGTAATAAAAAAAATTTTTTAAAATATGGCAAGACAAAAAACATCAGAATTTGATCAAACAGTTGAAATGGATCAAGTGCAAGTAATTACACCAGATGAAGTAATAGAACAAACTACTATTACTGTTGATTTTGATGATAATCTTGCCGATAAAATGGATGAAGAACAATTAGAGTCTTTATCTAGTGAATTAATTGATCAATTTGAATCTGATAAACGTAGTCGTAGCGATTATGAAGCGACTATGAAAAAAGGTATTGATCTTTTAGGATTAAAATTAGAAGATACACACAGACCATTCCAAGGTGCGTGTTCTGCACATCATCCTTTAATGGTTGAAGCGGCAGTACAATTTCAATCCCAAGCGATTAAAGAATTATACCCAGCTAATGGGCCAGTTCGTACAAAAGTTGTAGGCTCTGTAACACCAGAGAAATCTAAACAAGCACATCGTGTTAAAAACTTTATGAACTATCAGATTACTGAAGTCATGGAAGAATTTTTTGACGATCTGGATCAAATGCTTTTCTACCTCCCGATTGTAGGTTCATGCTTTAAGAAGATTTATTACGATGAATCCTTAAACAGACCTATAGCACGATTTATCCCTGTCGAAGATTTTATCATTTCGTATGATACACCCGATCTTCGTTCTTCTGGAAGATATACCCATGTCATAAAAATGACAGAAAACGAGTTACGAAAAAAAATTGTATCTGGTTTTTATAAAGAAATAGATATGATGGGTAATGTCTCTCCAGAAACAGGGGATATCGAAGATAAAATACAAGAAGTACAAGGTGTAACAAGAGATTCTTCTTCAAAAGATAAAATTTATACATTACTCGAAATGCACGTTGATCTTGACCTTGAAGGGTTTGAAGATGAAAACAATGTAGCACTTCCGTATATTGTAACTATTTGTAAAGATACATCTGAAATTTTAAGTATCCGTGCTAATTATTATGAAGATGATGAAGATAAAAAAAGAATACAACATTTTGTACATTACAAGTTTATTCCGGGATTTGGTTTTTATGGACTTGGATATGTACACTTATTAGGTAATTTACAAAAATCGGCAACAACAATATTACGATCTCTAATTGACGCTGGTCAGTTCTCTAATCTTCCTGCTGGATTTAAAGCAAGAGGAATGAGAGTAGAAGGTGGTGATACACCTATAGGCTTTGGTGAATTTAGAGATGTTGAAGGTTATGGTGATGATATAAAAAAATCCGTTATACCATTACCATTTAAAGAACCGTCTCAAGTGTTAACACAATTACTTGGTGCAATGACGGATGAGGGTAGACGACTAGCCGCTATAACTGATATGCAAGTTGGTGATGGCAACACTCAAGCTCCAGTAGGGACAACGATAGCGTTGTTGGAGCAAGGGACAAAGGTGATGTCGTCTATCCATAAAAGATTACACAATACACAAAAAGAAGAATTAAAAATTTTATCGAGAATCAATGCAGACTACTTGCCGGATTATTACCCTTACGATGTTGAGGGTATAAGCCGATTTGTATTTAAAAAGGATTTTGATGGTAGAGTGGATGTTTTCCCAGTATCTGATCCTAATATTTTCTCCACAGCACAACGAGTTATACTCGCACAAACACAATTACAAATGGCACAATCTGCACCGCAAATACATGATTTGCGAGAAGCATACAAAAGAATGTATGAAGCTCTTAATATAGAAAACATTGATAATTTAATTATGCCAGAGATGGGTGAAAAACCATTAGACCCAGCTACGGAAAATTATTCTATGTTACAAGGCAGACCTGTTAAAGCATATGGTTGGCAAGAACACGAAGCACACATTGCTGTACACACAGCATTTATAAGTGATCCTGCTAATCTTCCACAGTCAGCTAACCCTGCAATGAGTCAACAAATGGCAGGTCAATTAATGCAACTTGTATCTGCACATATTGCAGAACATAAAGCACATCTTTACAGACAAATGATTGAAATGGAAAGTCAACAAGAATTACCTGCTCCTCCCGATTTTAATAAAGAAAATCCTGCTAAAGATGATAAGTATGAATCACTTGATCCAGATACAGAAAATAAAGTTGCTATCGCACAAGCAAATGTTGCAAATACAATAGCACAAAGAAATCAAGCATTAATTCAAGCACAACAAAATCAACAAGCAATGCAAGACCCTAGAGTACAATTAATGCAACAAGATTTACAATTACGTCAACAAGAAGCACAACAAGAAGCACAAGATGATATGATGCGTAATGATTTAAAAAACAAAGAATTGGAAATGAAAAACCAATTAGAAATGCAAAAATTACAATTAGAAGTAGAAAAACTTCGTTTACAAAAAGAAATGAATGATACAAAAATGGCAATAGAGTCAAATCAAAAAACACAAGAAAGAAAATCACAAGAAAAAAGAGAAGCTGGTCGTATTCGTTCTAATGAAAGAATAGTATCATCAAAAGGAGAAAAAAAATAATGGGAGACAATAGTAAATTTATCGATCCAGAAACTGGCACTATAGACATAGATGCTATCGGTAAAAAATATAATGAAGACCTTAAAAAAGCAATGCAAGCAACATCAAACCAAGAAATGGCAGATAGTGCAAGTAGAAGTTATGCAATAGAATTTGACCAAGAAAATCCTATTAAACCTAAAAAGAAACCTAAAAAACTTAAAAAAACAATTAATCCCGGCAAAGGCGGTAAAGGTAATTATGCAATGGGTGGTATAGTTAAAATGTCTAATGGTGGATCAGTTCCATCAAAGTATAAAGGTTTTTCTAAATTACCAGAACCAGTGCAAGAAAAAATTAGTCCTTCATTAGCTACAAAATATAACGCTGGTGGTATGGTTAAAAAAAATAAATTAAAAAATAATCACAGAGGTCAATACAAAATACAAACACAGAAAGTTAAATTTAAAGGCGTATTTTAGTGGATGCACCAAAATTTATTTACCACCTTCGTAAAAAAATAGAAAAAGAAAAAAATTTAATTGCCACTGCTCTTGTTGATGGAAGAATATCAAAAGATGATTATGATAAGAGTATAGGCAAAGCAAATGGTTTTACTATAGTGTTAGATATCCTCACGGAAATGTCAAAAAATTTGGAGGATATAAATGACAACTGAATTTTCTCTTGAAGAAAAAAAATTAAAAGATAATGAACATCCTGTTGCTGTAGGTCACAGAATATTAGTGAAAGTAATGGATGTGGCAGAAAAAACAAGTAAAGGAATATACTTGCCGGGTAAAGCTGTAGATGATCATCGCTCTGTAGCTTCAATAGGTAAGATTGTTCAAATGGGTGAAGATGCTTATCACAGAGATGATATGTCTAAACCTTGGGCAAAAGTAAATGATTATGTCATGTTTGGAAAATATGCAGGACATCGTTTTAAATATGGTGAAGCAGAATTACGAATAATGAATGATGATGAGATTTTGGGAATAGTTCCAAATATTAAGAAAGTTACTTAATAACTTTCTCGTTTTAACAACGCAAATAAGGAGAAAATCGCTATGCAAGTAGTGCATGAACAAGTTGGTTTAGATAATAAAAAATCTAAACCTTTGAAGGTTGTTGATGATGGTAAACAGGAAAAACTAGAGCCGTTTAGGTTAGAAGATGAAGTAAAAAGTCCTAATGAAACCGATCAACAGCCTTCCGACCAAGAAGAAGAGGTCGCACAGGAAGAAGAAGTTGAATCTGAAGAAGTAGAATCTGAAGTTGAATTACAAGAAAATACTGAAGAAGATAATGTTTCGGACAAAAAACCAAAAAAGAAAAAAAAGAATTATCAAGATCGTATAAACGAACTTGTTAAAAGAGCTAACGAGGCTGAAAGAGATCGTAATAAATTACATTCTTATAATCAAGAATTGGTTTCAAAAATTCAAACAATGAAACCAGATTATCAAAAGACTCAACAAGACCTTATAGAAACTAAAAAGAAAAATTTAGAAGAAGGTTTAAAAATAGCTCGTGAGTCTCATAAAGCGGCTTATGAATCTGGTGATTCTGATAAATTATTAGAAATATCGGAAAAAATAGCTGACATCAAGTATGATATGAAATCACTTGATAATGAGTCTATTAAAAAAGTTACGACATCTGATAGTGATGTGGAAAGACTAACCAGTAATGCAACGAACACAAGTTCTGGTCAAGTTGATCCAAAGGCTTTGAGATGGGCACAATCTAACACTTGGTTTGGAAAAGATGTTGCTATGACCGGTGCGGCATACAGCATCGATGCACAACTAAAACAAGAAGGTTTTGACCCGTCTTCAGACGAATATTACTCTGAAGTTGATCGCAGGATGAAGGATTCCTTTCCTCATAAATTTGAAGAAGAAAAACCTAAACAAGTAGTAGCTGGTGTAAGACGAGGTACTAAAAACACGCCTAATAAAGTTCGTTTATCTGAAAGCCAACTCGCAATGGCTCAGAGATTAGGAGTGCCACCTGAAGAATATGCGAAGTTTGTAGGGAGTAATTGATATGATAGCAAAATCTACACAAACATCTCGTTCTAATGTTTCTCGTAAGCATACTGAACGCAAAGTAACTTATACGCCTCCTAACGATCTGGATGCACCCAAACCTAACTCTGATGATATGAAATACAGATGGATAAGGGTACAAACTGTTGGTGAGGATGATCCACGAAACATATCTAGACGAAGAAGAGAAGGATATGAATTTGTGCGTAAAGAAGAGCATCCAGATACAGAATTACCTGTGCACGAAGGAGGTAAGTTTGCCGGAGTGATAGGAAGTGGGGATTTGGTTTTAGCAAAAATTCCAAAGGACTTCGTAGATGCAAGAAACACTTGGACTACTGAAAGAACACAAAGACAGCAACGTGCTGTTGATGAGAATATGTTGAAAGAACAACATCCTTCTATGCCTATATCACAAAACAAAGATACCTCTGTATCAACTGGGAATAAGCCCAAATTTGATAATTAGTGTACACTAAACATAACTGGAGAATAAAAAATGGCTAATTTAGATGCTCCTTCTGGAGCTAGACCACTTCGCCATAATTCTGGGGGTACAATCAGAACTAAAGAATATAAAATAGCTTCTGGTAGTTCCACTAACATTTTCACTGGGGATTTTGTCAAATTACTTAACACTGGCTACATTGATGTAGCGGCGGCAGGTAATAGACTTCTTGGTGTTTTTGCTGGTGTGAAATATACAGCCTCAGATGGTACGCCAAAATTTTCAAAATATTGGCCTGCAAGTACCGCTACTCTAGGTTCTGAAGATGCGATTGCTTATGTTTATGATGACCCTAATATTGTTTTTGCAATACAGGGAGATGGTGCTGATGCGTTTACGCAAATAGGAAATCTTACTGATATCGTTGCTACTGCTGGTTCGACCACTACTGGTCAATCCAAAATGGAGCTTGATACAAGTGAGATTGGAACAGGCACTGCGAATTTAAGAATACTTGGTCTTGTAGATGACCCTAAAAATGAATGGGGAACAAATGCAGAACAAGAAGTTCTTATTTACGAACATGAACTTAACCAGCACATTGATGCAGACGGAACACCGGGAGTATAATCATGGCAATATCAAGATCACAACTAGCAAAAGAGCTAGAACCGGGACTTCACGCCTTATTTGGCTTGGAGTATTCACGTTGGGAAAAAGAACATGAAGAGATATTTACATCTGAAACTTCTAATAGAGCTTTTGAAGAAGAAGTTCTTTTAACAGGTTTTAAAGGTGCGGCAGTTAAAGCAGAGGGATCAGCAGTCGGTTACGACACGTCTTCTGAACTTTGGACTGCTAGGTATACTCACGAAACTATTGCATTGGCATTCGCAATTACTGAAGAAGCAGTTGAGGATAACCTTTACGATACTCTTTCAAAGAGATATACTGCGGCTCTTGCACGTTCTATGGCATACACTAAACAAGTTAAAGGGGCTAACGTATTAAATAATGCATTTAGTACAAGTTATCCGGGTGGAGATGCAAAACCGTTGATTACAACGGATCACCCTTCACTTGAAGCTGGAGACTTGGCTAACGAACCAACAACTTCAACTGACCTTTCTGAAACTTCACTAGAATCCGCAATGATTTCCATTGGTGGTTTCGTTGATGACAGAAATATACCAGTTGCTGTACAAGCTCGTAAGCTAGTAATACCAAAAGACCTAGCGTTCACTGCTCAAAGAATTTTGAAAAGTGACCTAAGAGTCGGCACTGCTGATAACGATACAAATGCATTGAAGAGCATGAATATGCTACCAGAAGGATATGTGGTTAACCACTATCTAACTGACACTGATGCATTCTTTATCTTAACAGATTTAAGAGAATCTGGTCTAAAAATGTTCCAAAGAAGACCTTTAAAAACTTCTATGGAGCCAGACTTTGAAACAGGAAATATGCGTTTTAAGGCATCTGAAAGATATTCTTTTGGATGGTCTGACTGGAGAACTGTATTCGGTTCACCGGGAGCGTAATAAAGTACGATTAGGAGGGGGATTTTCCCCCTCTTATTTTAATAACTAGGATTAATTAATTATACCAACTGACCTAGCAGACAATCGTAGAAGAGATGGTATAAGTTTAACTACGGAGAATTATTATGGCTAATACTACTTTCAATGGCCCTATTAGATCAGAAAATGGGGTAAAATTAGTAAGCAAAAATACTACATCTGGTTTAGTATCAGATAGAACTCTTGGCACTCCTATTAAGGATGCAAGAAGATATTATTTAGAGGAGTGGTTTTTACAAAGACCCGGAATAAATGCAGATATTGATCAAGTAGCAACAGTTGAAGTTCAAAGAGCTTTAAACAAAAACTGGGAAGCACTTGGAACTAACATGACTACTGCACTATGTACATTCGCTACAACTTCAGCAGGAGTTTTAGCAACAACTGCTGGTGCAGATCAAGACCAAGCAATCTTAACACCTCACCTAGATACTGCGGCAACAGCATGGGCAGGAACTAAATGGGGAACAGAAAACGAAGTGCATTTTGAAACATCAATTATGCTACCAGCACTTGATAACCAAAAAGTTTGGGCAGGATTAAAATTAACTAATGATCAATTAGTTGCAACTGATGCTAACCAAGTATTTTTTAAATATCAAACTGACGCTACTAACTCAGAAGCATTTACTGATTTTGCTAAGTGGCATTTTGTTCACAGCATTGGTGGTACTGACTACATAAGTCAACTACCTATCACTGTTGCGGCAAACACGCCTTATCATTTAAAAATTGAAATAGATAGCTCTAGACAAGCTACTATATTTGTAAATGGTATTCAGTACAATGTAACTGGAACTTCTGGTAGTACAGGTGGTACAGCAGTAACTTCAGTGCAACCGGGAAAAAGTGCAACCAAAACTGCGGCATTAACTGACGATGTAGATTTTATTCCATATGTTGGTATTGAAGCAGGTGCGGCGGCGGCTGAAGCAGTAAATGTACACTATGTTTGCTGTAGTAGAAACGTATACGAATAATCATAATGGCTAGGGGGTAAAACTCCTAGCCCTTTTTTTTAAGGAGATGTTATGCTTATTTGTGAAAAATTAGCTTTTTTGCTTTTAATAGCAAGAAACGAAATAGACAAAATTTTTATAGGAGGAAATAAATGGCAGATACAGTAACAGGCCCAACTATATTATTTGAATCTGACAAAAGAGTTGTTATAAAAATAGTAAATCAATCAGATGGCTCTGGTGGTACAACTGTTTTTGGCGATGTATCAGCGATGGCGGCAAGAGGTGATGGAACTGCTGTAGCCCATTTAGGGTTACTTAGAGTTTGGTATTCTTGTCAAGGTGGCGATGGAGGAGACTCTTACGCACGTTTAGATGAAGAAGATTCAGATGGAGATATACCAATTATAGGATTATCTGGAGAGGGTTATTGGGATTTTAGAGATTTTGGTGGTATACCAGCAGACAAATCTAGTAACAGTAATCAAAGTGATGTTAACTTTGTTGTACCAAGCACTGCTGATGCAGGTAATATGTACACAGTTATTGCAGAATTTCAAAAAATTTATTAGGATAAAACATGGCAACATCTGGAACAACTTCTTTTGCACTACAGGTTGATGAAATTATTGAAGAAGCATTATTGCGTATTGGTGGTGAACCACAAATAGGCAAAGAAGTACAAAGTGCTAGAAGATCAATGAATCTTATTTTTAGAGATTGGTTTAATAGAGGTATTTTGTTGTGGGCAACAGATGAGGTAGAACAAACTTTAGCAAATGGAACAACAAGTTATACTTTAGATTCAGCTACAGTTGATATTTTAGAAGCTGTTTTACAAGTAACTACATCTAGTGAAGAAACAGATATAAATATTACTAGAATTAGTAGAGAAGATTATTTAGAAATACCTAATAAAAGTTCAAAAGGTAAACCATCTCAATATTTTATTGACAGATTGCGATCTGCACCTGTTGTATATTTATATCCAACACCAGATGATGCTTATGTTTTTAAATATAGAAGAAGTAAAAAATTAGAAGATATTGATGCATCATATCAAGATGTTGATGTACCAGATAGATTTTATCCTTGTTTAATTAGTGGGTTATCATATTACATGAGTTTAAAAAGACCACAAATTGATCCTCAAAGAAGACAAGAATTAAAATTGTTATATGAAGAGGAATTTGATAGGGCAATAACTGAAGAGAGAGAAAAAGTTGATTTACAGATTATGCCACAACTATCTTATGTTTAATTATGTCTTATGCAAAAGGTAAATATGCCAAAGCAATATCTGACAGAAGTGGGTTAGCATTTCCCTATAATGAAATGCGAAAAGAATGGAATGGTTCATTTGTTCATCATTCTGAATTTGAGGCTAAACATCCTCAATTAGACCCAAAAAATAGAAGAGCAGATGCACAAGCATTAAAAAATGCTCGTGTACCAGTAAAGTTAGAACCTTCTGATCAAATAGAAAATGGAAGTTTAAATTCTTTACAAAAAACTTTAGGTCATACAGCTAAAACATTTGCTTCATCTTTTACAAGTGATTCAGCAAGTCCTTTAGTTACATCATTGACATTGACTGTAAGTTTAGGTAATGAATCTGTAAGTGTCAGTTAAAGCAAATATATTTTTAGGAACACCATGTTATGGTGGTTGGTTAAGTGAGGATTACTTTCATAGTATTCTTGATTTACAAAATTTTTGTCGTCAAGAAGAAATATCTTTACGAATACAAACTCTTGGTTCAGAGTCTTTAATAACAAGAGCAAGAAATACTATAGTTGCTAATTTTTTAGATAACAAAGATGCTACACATTTATTGTTTATAGATGCAGATATAGGTTTTGAAGCTAATTCTATAAAAAGATATTTAGATTTTGATAAAGAAGTAATTTGTGCACCATATCCTATGAAAATGATAAGTTGGGAACTTATACCTCAACTTGTAAAAGAAAATAAAGATTACAAAAATTTATGTCATCCTTATGTATTAAATTTTTTAGATAAAGATAACATAAATGTAGAAAAAGGTTTTGCTGAAGTATTAGATGCGGCAACAGGATTTATGTTAATTAAAAGATCATGCATAGAAAAAATGGTAAAAGAATATCCAGATTTATACTATGTAACAGATCAAATAATTAATGGAAAAGAATACGATTCAAAAAATACATATTTATTTTTTGATACAATGAAAGATGAAAATGGAAGATACTTATCAGAAGATTACGCTTTCTCAAGAAGATGGCAAAAAATTGGAGGTAAAATCTGGGCAGACGTTGGTTCAAACCTCACCCACTACGGATCATACAAATATTCTGGAAAACTCTGGAAACACTTCAATTTTAAAAGAGAAGAATAAAGACGTTATAATTCCTGTAGAAGGATTATCATTTAAAATAGGAAATAATTAAATGGCAGATGCAATAGCTAAACCAGTTAAAATGGCTATCGTTAGAAATCCTAAGAAGGGATACATAAGAACTCCAACTTCAGAGGAAATAAAAAAATACGAAGAGCGAGAAGAAAGATTAAAAAAAGAAGGTAAGAAATAATGGCAGATGATGCAACAGTAACACTTACAGCAACAATATTACCAGATGAAATAGCTAAAACTATTTCTGGTAGTATGACAATTAGTCCTGCTGATGCTAATGATAAATGGTATTATAAACTTACAAGTGTTTCAAATTCAAGCACTGATTTAATTGCAGGATATTTTACAGATTATACTGCTGTTGATGATGATACAGCACCTACTGCTGTAGCAACAGGAGATAAAGTTAATTTTTTATTTATTAAAAATACAGATGCTTCTAATGATGTTTATATTGTTTTAGATGCAGGAACTGCTTCTACATCTGTTACAGATGGAATTAAAATAGCCGCAGGTCATTCTTGGTTTGCAAATTTACCAAATACAACTGTTGCTGACATACACGCAATATCGTCATCATCTACTGTAACGTGTGTAGTAGCGGCATTATTAGATGATGTGGGGTAATTTATGGCAACAATGACATATGCAACTTTAACGCAAGATATCAAAGATTGGATGGAAAATGATGGAACAGAATTTTCTAATGAAACAGATAATTTTATTTCTCTAGCAGAACAACGTATATCAAGAGATATTGAACCTTACGCATTTCACGAATCAGCAACATCATCATTTAATTCTGGTGATAGATTTGTAAGTAAACCAATAGATGCAAAAGTTATTTTTCATTTTATTTGGTTAAACTCAAGTAGCAAAAGAATTTTTTTAGAACAACGAACTGATGAATTTATATATGACTATTGGCCTACTTCTAGTACAACAGGTTCTCCTAAATATTGGGCAAATTATAGTGATACTGCTATATTAGTAGCACCAACTCCAGATTCATCTTATACAATAGAAATGACTTATGCTAGGAGACTAGCAGAACTTTCAAGTTCAAATACAACCAACTGGTTAACACAAAACGCACAAGACCTTCTCCTTTACGCTTGTTTGATGGAGGCTTGTACATTTAGTAAAAACAGAGAAGATTTAGCAATTTACACGCAACGCTATCAATCTGCTGTTGAATCACTAAATAATCAAACAAGACGAAGAAGAAGGAATGATTATGAATTTCCTTCTAATATTGCAGGTGAAAATCAATTAAAAGAAATGACAACATAAATAATATAAGGAGAAAATAGAATGGCAATCACACAAACACTAACAAATGCATTTAAACAAGATTGTTTAGATGGAGGACACAATTTAGGTAATGGAGGAGATACAATTAAAATAGCATTGTATACATCCAGTGCTTCTTTAGGTGCAACCACTACCGCATACACTACTTCTAATGAAGTTAGTGGAACTGGTTATACAGCAGGTGGAGCAACTTTATCTAGTCAAGCAGTATCATTAGATACATCAAACAGTGTTGCATTTTTTGATGCGGCAGACCCAAGTTTTTCTTCAGCTACTATTACTGCTAGAGGTGCTTTAATTTACAATAACTCTAAATCAAATGCCGCAATTGCAGTATTAGATTTTGGATCAGATTTTTCTTCTTCTAATGGAACTTTTCAAATACAATTTCCAAGTGCGGCACATAACACAGCATTAATTAGGATTAGTTAATGGCTTCGGGCACTGGTGGATGGAATGCAGGTGCGTATGGTGATGATGGATGGGATGATGGTATTCTTCTTTCTGAAACAGGCATAGCATCAACTTTAGCATTAGGTTCTGAACAAGCGTCTGGTGGAGCAACAATTAATCAAGTAGGTTATGATAATTTAAGATTAAGTGTTTCTGACTTATCAGAAAATGTAACAGGAACAGCATCTGTAAATACAATAACAGGTATTTCAAATACTAGTGCAGTAGGAACAGCAAAACTATGGTCTTTAATAGATACAACTTCTGGAGGAACAGAAACATGGACAACGGGAATAGCAAATTAAATGAGTAATTATACACAATTAGGTTTTGTAAAACAAACTGATGGAGAAAATATAGGAACATGGGGTGACGTTTTAAACGATTCACTTATTGATTTATTGGATGATGCCATTGGTGGATATGTAGAAGTTAGTGTTGCCTCTGGTAATGTAACATTAGCTTTTGCTGATGGAACAGCAGATAATAATGGAAGACACGCTGTTATAAAATTTACTGGTTCACCGGGAACAACAAGAACAGTTACTTTTCCAGATAAACAAATAAATTATTTTATTGTTAATGGTTCAGATAGTTCAGTTATTTGTACCTCTGGCACTGGAGCGGCTACGGTTACAATACCAACTGGAATGAAAGATGTTATCTATGTAGATGGCAGTGATGAAGTTTTAAGTATGTTCGGAACTCCACACTTATCATCTTCTGGTAATTTTACTGTTGATGCAACAACAGACATTATTCTTGACGCTGATGGTGGAGACATATTTTTTAAAGATGGTGGCACAACTTTTGGTAGTGCAACAAATACTTCTGGAAATTTAATAATTAAATCTGGAACAACCACTGCATTAACTTTTAGTGGAGCAAACGTAACAGCCGCAGGAAATTTAACAGTTGATGGTAATTTAGATGTTACTGGAACTTTAGACCTAAGTGATTCAAATTTTACTAATGTTGGTTCTTTACAATTAGACTCAATTGCAGGTGATGGAGATACAAATACTTCAATAACTTTTTCTGGTTCTGATGTTATTACAGTAACAGCAGGTGGAGATGCTCAATTTACATTTAATAATGGTTCAATTGTTCCTTCTACAGATAATGATATAGATTTAGGTACAAGTTCATTAGAATTTAAAGATGCTTATTTTGATGGTACAGTTACTACAGATGCATTAGTTGCTGATACAGCTAATATAGATGGTGGAAGTATTGATGGTGCTACATTAGGTACTAACAGTGCAATAACTCAAGCAGTTATTGATAATGTTAATATTAATGGTGCAACAATTGGACATACTGATGACACAGACTTAATTACTTTAGCAGATGGTATTGCAACTGTAGCAGGTGAAATATCTGTTACTACCCTTGATATAGGTGGAACTAATGTTACAACCACTGCCGCAGAAATTAATTTAATTGATGGTGGTACTGCAAGAGGTACTACAGCAGTAGCAAGTGGTGATGGTATACTTATCAATGATGGTGGTACAATGCGTATGACCAATGTTGATACTGTATCAACTTATTTTGCAAGTCATAGTGTTGGTGGTAGTAATATTGTAACAACTGGTGCGTTAGATTCTGGTTCAATTACTTCTGGATTTGGAAACATTGACACTGGTTCATCAACTATCACAACAACAGGATTAATTAGTGGTGGCTCACTAGACATTGATGATGTTTTAATTAACGGAACAACTATAGGTCACACAGATGATACTGATTTGATAACTGTAGCCGATGGATTAGTAACTGTTGCAGGAGAAATATCTGTAACAACTTTAGATATAGGTGGTACAAACGTAGCGTCAACTGCCGCAGAATTAAATATTATGGATGGTGGCACTGCGGCTTCATCTATAACATTAGCAGATGCAGATAGATTAGTAACAAACGATGATGGAACAATGAAGCAGGTAGCTTTAACAACATTAAAAACGTATTTGACAAGTGCAGGATTTTCTAGCGAAGACCCAACGGCACTGGCAATCGCATTAGGATAATAGGAGGATAAATGGCTAATACTTTTAAAGTAGTAACTAAAGCAGGAGTAACCAGTGCTGATGTTATCTATACAGTAGCCAGTTCTACAACAACTGTAGTTCTTGGTATCATGGTAGGTAATACAACAACTGGTCAGATCACTGCTACAGTTAGTTTAGGTTCAGATACCTCTAACAGAGCAGGGGCAAACAATGAAGCTAATCAAACAGTTGAGTTAGTTACTAATGCACCTGTACCTGTTGGCGGAACACTTGAGCTATTAAGCGGAAATAAAGTAGTAATGGAAACAACAGATACCCTGTCACTGACAGCATCTGGTGCGGCTGATATTGCTTTGTCAATCATGGAGATAACGTAAGATGGCATACTTAGGTACACCTATAGATACCAGAAACCAATTTCAATCTCTTGAAGGTAAGAGGTTTAATGGTGATGGAAGTACAACTGCATTTACTTTAGATGTAGCACCTTCCTCAACTTTAGACATTGAAGTATTTGTTGGTAATGTAAGACAAGACCCTAACTCAGCATACACTTTATCTGGAACAACACTAACGTTTACTGG